CTTTGGAATTCAGGACGCTTGAAGGATATGTATGATAGTAATATATCCTTGACGACTATGCGTTCTCTTGAGGTACGCATCTTTCTAAGTTCGTATTTCTTTATCCCTGTCTTCTGACTCAAGAACATTAGGAATAACTCCTTTGAGATCTTAGTTTCAGATGCACTGTATAAATCTATACCATACTCTTCTGATAGTGTCTTACGTAGCCTTATTAGCTCTGTAGAACGCTTCATGATTTCTTTAGTGGAACGCACATCATTGATACAGTACATGATTATCATTTCCTGTTCCTCTACGGATTGTAATACGTGAGTATGATGCAAGGGCATATCTACTATATTATCCCAATCCATACTAAACTGAATCCACTTAAGACTGCTTAACTTAGCTTTATTGTCCCAGTGGTTTAATCTAAATACATCAATCTGCTTGATCAATAGATCTTTTGGACTAAACTCTAAGAACTCTCCTGCATTCTTTCTATTGATAGCATCTTGTGCCTTATCATAGATGAAGCTTACTATATCCATAGCAGGCATGCGTACTAGCTCCCTAGCATTTAATAGAATTGATTGTGTTATTTGACTGTCGAAGTTCAGACCATTGTAGCTTATGTGCCACTCGTTCTGCTTCATGTTTTGTAGTAAGAACTCTAATAGAGGTATGATATCATTCCTAAATTCACTTACCACAAATACTCTTGTGTCTTCTTGTTTGTAATCTTCAAATACTGCCACGAAACATGTTGCCATAGTCTCGTAGTCCATCACATAGTGTGTCTTCATACACAAGTTCAGTTAAGCTGTCCCCCCAATTGATTGATAAAAAAAGAGGGCTACCTTTCAGCAACCCTCTCAGTTGTTAGTTGTAGGTTTATTTCTTTGCCTTCTTTACAATGTCTGCAATTGAAGGAGCATTCTCCATTGGTGCAGGATTATTCAATCTTTCACGTGTAGCATCAATGTACCCCATGAAGTCAAACTTATCATTGTTAATTGCGTAAGCATTGATAAAGTCTACGATTTCATTTTCTTCAATGATATAGTACTCATGGAATGTGTCAATGATACGACGCTCCTCCTTGTAAGGTTTACCATTCTCACGCTTACCTGACTTCATATAGACAGTATCTCCATTGTCATCTACCTTATGTACCATATGGAACACTTGTTTCTTTGTCTTGCCAATGATTGCTAGCAAACCTGTACTTGCGTCATACATTGCTTCTACGAATGGGCAGTCGTCTTGTGCAGGAATTAGTTTGAAGCTCCTTGCTTCTCCCCAATAACTGCTGATTAATAACATGTTTTTCATAACTGTTGGTTTTAATTTTCTTTGAGCAAATGTAAACAATTATCTGTAATGTCCAATACTATAGGACGAGACAGTAACGTCTCCTTATCCATATCTGGTGGAGTGCATAGTTCTCCTACTTCTTCTAGTAGTTCTACTGTACAATTCAACAGCTCTGCATATTCAGAGAAGTATTGGTCAGGATACAGATAACTATCCATATACTTTGCATGATGCGGGTTACCTGAAAAGAATCTAATTATTTTGAATTTGTATTCATTTGATAATTGAGAGAATCTACCATTAGCTATCTTATAATAATCTCTGCTGTGTTCTGTCATGTCAAACACATAGGCTACCATATCTTCAGGCAGCACAAAGTAATCATAGAATAGCTCATTGGCTAATAGCTTATCTCTTTCAAATGTTTTAAACTCCGCATCACTTCTGTTGTGATAAACGCATATAAGCTTGTTGTCTCCAAGTTCATACTTGTCTTCCCATCTCATATAAGTTTCAACAGGGACTATACTTGATCCCTGTCTAATCTTTAATAACGGATAAAGGAAGAGCTTACTCTTTTGGAAATAACGCCTATAAATTGTGGTAAAGCCCATTTTGTTAAAGTGTTAAAGTAATACCTTATCAACTGCAAATTCAAATGGTAATGTATAGTCTTTATTTACATAATGATAATGAGCTTTCTTTAGGCATTCTTTAAGCTTGAAGTTCCAGTCATTAAGAGTGCTCTTTGATACTCCGAATGCATAGACCTGATTATACTTATCGACTACTATAAAATTAAACTCAATTACCCACGTACTGTCTATTACATCCTTTAAGAACTCTTTAGCTAATATTCTATAGACGGCTGCCTGCATCCAATAGTTCCAATAATCAACTGACTCAGGAAACTCAGCAATAGTTTTGCTGCTTGTCTTAAGGTCATTGATGGTTACTTTCTTATTAGCTACATCTACCGTCATATTGTCAATGATACCTTTAAGTCCAAATGGTTCTCCTTCTTGACTTACTTCAAGTTCATTGTAGATACCATATGCCTCATCATCGTGGGTTCTGTTAAGTCCTAACAGCTCTCTGATTTGTTCATTTTGACTTAGCGCTTCAGCTGCTCGTGTACACTTCTCTAATGTGTCTGCACTGATAATGTCTTTACCTTCCTTTACCTTAAGGAAATTAAAGTACTCTTGTGTTTCTGCTGTGATAATCTTGGCTAATCTTTTGTCATCTCCACTTAGCATTATACCATTTGCATCTGGCTTCTTATCATCTACTAGTTTCTGATGTAAGTTGATTTGCTTTAGTGTTTCTAGTATTTCGTTTCGATAAGCAAACAGGTCTAAGTCTTGTGACTTATCGCTAAGCTCATAGACAATATCAATCACATCTTTAGTGTTACCCGTAGGTAGTGCACTACTTGCAATGATAAACTTGTCCTTGAAGTTAGCACTGTCGAGTAGGAGATAGTGGATTATCTTACCCTCTACTAAGTGGGCATCAGTCCTTACTTCTCTCATCTTCAATACGTACTCCTTATAGAATACGCTTGGTGCATACATAAGTTTATTCAGGCTACTATAGCTGAACTTAAAGGGAGAACTATAGAACTCGCTCTCCCTTGTTATTTTTTCATTGTTATCCATCGTATTCTACTTCTGAATTTGGTACTAATACATTGTTACAAAAATGACCTAAGAATTGATTGTTCTTTTCTGCATAGTATTTGAGTAACTTCTCCATGTTTTCTTTGGTGAGTTTACCGTAATCTTTTAATACACCTGCAATTGAATCTGTCTCACTAGTATTGATTCTAGAATTAATACGTCGTAAATCTACACCGTAGAACATCAAGAAGCATTGGAAATTTCTGTGACTTGATGATTGTTGATTGGATATTTTATTAAGATTATCTACTAGCAAGAAGTAATTGTTCAGGATACTTTCTTCATAGTTTGAATTCGCCATAATTTCCATTGCAAGTATAATGTTATCAGCATCATTACTGTTAAACATTGCTTGTAGCTCTGTTCTTTTCTGATCTGTAATGATAATAGAGTCTGAGTTTACAGCGGATAGAATCTCGTCTTGATATCTTAACTTGGTATATAGCTTTGGAGACTTCAAAGATATGAATTTTTTTGTATCAAAGCCATAACTAAACCATTTCCATCTACCTACTCTTTTCTGTATCCACTCTTGTAAATGCCCTATATCAGATTCTTTGATAAGGATATCAAACATCTTACTCTTATTCAATAGGTCTACATGAGTTACAGTAAATTCTTTTGGAAAATCTAATGCTAGTGTATCAAGCATTGAATTAGATTCAGGGTGAGTCATTTTCCAATAGGTGTCATAGGTAACTTCTTGCGTACTCATAGCACTCGTAGACTTACTACCTAGGCTTCCTATAAATATATAGTCTGCTGACTCAGATGAACGTGTACTCTTTACTTTAAACTTCTCACACATGGATTTAATCTTGAATCGTGGTATGCTAACATCAGGAAGGAAATAATAATTATCTCCCTCCTTTAGTTCATATGGTTGCTTCATTGCATGAATGACTGCATCCTTATGCTCTACCATGTATTCTTCTCTTACATCTAATCCAAATGGTGACTCTGCATTAAAACTTAGGATTATTCTTTTCTTTAACATACTTACTTTGTTATAAGGTCATTAACTTCAGGTACGAATACTAGTCTCTGAAACTTAGCTTTGTTCCCACCTACTAGGCGCTTAGCAATAATATACTTGAGGTCATAATTAAATATCTCCTCTGCACGAATCATCTCACTAATTCTGTCTATTACTTTAGTATCAATAGGATTCTTCTCTGCATAGTGCAGACCATAGTTTACAATACGACTAGTTAATAGACTCGCGATATCTGCACGGTATACACTACCATCAAACACAATGTCTTTAATCTCTTGAAGTACCAACTTAGTGTCTCCTTCTAGAAGCATGCGCTTAGGAGTGATTAGCTTATCTAGTTTGTTTGCAATAAACTGAGTAAATAAACTAGCTACCTCTCCTCCTACTGAGCCCTCGCCTATCTGTTGGATCAGGCCTAGCTGTTCCTCAAACTTAGGGATAGAACTAATTGCATTAAAGAATGTAGTGATAGATCTTGGGTTTACCTTATCACTGATTACTTCAGGATGCATCAACAAGAAGTTAATACATCTACCATCGATGTTATTAGCCTCTGCCCACTCTGCCCATCTTGCTACATCAAACTTAAACTCAACGCTTACAAATCTAGTACGCTGTGCACTGTCTATAGCATTTACCATATACTTACCATCGTCAGGGTTAGCAGTTAGCATGATGTGCCAGTCCTTTGGTAGTTTCCATGAGATATACTCTTGTCTATCTACGAGCTCCATTACTGCCTGAATGAATCTTACATCAGCTCTATTCCAGTCATCTAATAATAAGATACCACCTCCTGTCTTATCTGCAATCCATTCAGGTGGACAGTAAGACATACGCTTCTGTCCTGTAAACTTATATCCCTGTTTTGTATATTCTTCAACAGCATGCTCGTCTACCCACTGTTGTAACTTGATTCCGCTCTCTGATTCTTTAGTTAACTTAAACTGTCTAATAGGGAAACCTACTAGGTCACCTAGCTCCTCGATCTGTGCAAGGTTTAGCTTAACAAAGTTTAATCCTAACTCTTCTGTCAATTGGATGATACTACTAGTCTTACCTAGTCCTGATTCACCAACTACTTCTACTGATACAGGGTTCTTACCCTCTGCTTGGATATGACGATTATTACTAATCATGTGACCCAAGAATGATTTTAATTCACTACTGTCTAATCTTACTTTGTGTGTACTCATAACTCTAATTTAATTACTGCTCCAGGGAGCTCACTGTTCATATAACTTCTATTTGATAATACCCATAGGATATTACCTTTTGCATTTATTGGGCTTGGTGCCTCACCATCTGTGAAATAGATTAAGCAACTTAACTTATTGAAGTGTTCATTAAAATAATCTATTACAGGTTGGAAGCTCGTGCCTCCTCTACCATGTACTTTGAAATCCTGTCCAGGTTTGTATTCTCCTACATGAGATATCGCAGTATCACACTGTATTATTGTTACCTGATTACCTGTCTTATGTAGGTGATGTATCTCCTGCAGGAACTCGTGGAGCTCAGGCATTGACACAGAACCTGAGGTGTCTATAGCAACTAGTATATGTTTCTTCTGCTTAATCTTTAGGCCTGGATTATCCTCGTACCTTTTACTTAACTTTCTTCTACTCTTCTTAGTAAAGATTTGAACTGATTTACCTGCAAATCTCCTGATGTATCCCTTCCAATCAAACTTAGGTTCAGGTACTTCATTCAATGCTTTGATAATGTCTTGCATCTCACCAGGCACAATACCATGGGATTTGATCACACTGTCTGCTACATTAGATAGGATACCACCTAATTGATCTCTGATTACCTTTTGACTTCCTTCATCTAGTCCTTCTAGCTCTGACCAATCATGGTTAGATAGGAGCACTGTAGATCCATCGGGTAACTCACAACTAGTTTTACCTTCTTGAATAGCTTTGATTATCTTATCTAATGCTTCACTCTTTGCTTCTTTTAACTTGTCATAGTAATACTTGGTTCCTTGTCTTGGTTCTAAGTTTAAATCAGGGAAGGTATGTAAACCCATTGCTCCTTCAGGTAGCCACTCAGAGTCAATGTATTGATTGATCTCTATGTCCATGGCAATGTTTGCAATCTGATGATCTGTCAGATGTTTATAATCTGTGAGGTGAAACAAGGCTATATGCATTAACTCATGTTTCAATATACCTTTTCTGTGTACAGGTGTTAGTCCCTGCCAAAACTCAGGTGATATTGTAAGGTCAAAGTTAATACCTGTTACACCTACACATGCTGTCTTTACTCTGTCATCCCATTTCTTATTAAGGGAGAGTAGAAATAAACCATAGAATGGTTCTTCAAACATCAGCTCTTTGACAGCTTTAGCTAATGTCTCTTGGTTAATAATCGTCATTGTCTTCTTCTTCTGCTACAATATCAAACTCATCTCCTAGATGTCTAAGTTTATTACCTAGATGTTTGCACATACTTTTAAGTGCATCTTTCTCTAGACTCTCTAGCCATCTATCTTGAGTTGCTTCTGTGCAATCTTCAAAGCATGTAGGTTCTCTGCTTTCTTCATCTTCAAACTTCTCAAAGATGTATACTCCACTTAAGTTTCTTCTTTTCATAATTTTTCGATTTCTATTTTTACTTCCTTCCACCAATCAATCTCATTTCTATTCTGCCACTGATGGAAATCTAGAGCTTCTATTACTTCATCTACTGCAAGTAAAGCGCATCTTTTTGCTTGTTTTTCATCTAATACAATATCATAACCATCTCTTGAAAAGTTATCTACAATATCTTTTGCTTTTTCTTCTGGGTTCATATCAACGCGTTTTATAAAATCTACCTAGTATGTTTGAGTTAAGGTAATCCTCTGAGTCTAGCACGTTACTACAAAATAAGTACTTGGCCTCCTGATAGGTTAACTCTGTCTTGGTGTAACATATCTGAAGTATCTCTCTTCTTATGTACACACCATCCTTGTGTGCTTTCTTAAGCACGTCGTTGCTACTGTAGTAGTTCTTATAACTAGCACGTCGCACACGTTTATAATCCTTTAGGCGCTTATCTGTAGGCTTCTCTTTCTTTCCTAGCTTAGTCTTCACATCAGCATAGAAGTTCTTCTTACCTATGTACTTACGGGCTACCCCATCAATTATAGCGGTCATCTCGTAAATAAATCCAATAGCTCCCTCAGGAATCATTTCTTCTGTGAACTCTACATGTTTGTAAATCCATCCTTGAAACATCCAACTCATATCATTCCTTTTAATATATTATACAATACTACCTTTACACTTTGTAATCCATAATCACGCACTGAATCTGATAGATCTTTACTCATCTGCAGTCTGATATATGGCAGGTTGAACATCTCTTGATACTTCATCATAGATTTCAGGCCTGCAACATCATCATCAAATAGAGTGAATACCTTATCATACTTAGACTTGATTTCACTTACAAATTCTTCTGTAAGCATAGTGTTCTCACTGTCAGGTGCAATAGCGTCAATAGTTTTAAATCCCATTGCCATTAGTGACATTACATCCTTTAGCGAACTACATACTATTAGATACTTGGCTCCTGATAATTGATCATGTCCCTGTATGTACTTAAGTACTTTAAGGAACTTCTTCTTGGTGTTTGTAGGCTGATAGATTTTACAGAGCTCTCCTTCTTTGTTGAAATAACCATAGATGTTATTCATCTCAGCAGTAAAACTTTCCTGTTGACCTTCATCATTTATCTTTGCCATGGTGTATCTACTCAGGGGCCTGACGTTATACTTGTTAAGCATGTCTGAGTTTATACCATATCTACTCCAGTATACAGCATCTACATTATTCCATCCACGTAGCTCATGTGAAATGACTCGATACTTAGCAGCTTGATTAACTACTATGTTGAACCTATGTTCTTCTGCACCACCTGTTTCAAGATACTTAGCATAATCAGCGGCTACTTTTTCTTGAGCTTCCTTATATTCTAGATTGAATAGGTGTGCTACCAAGTTATAACCATTGCCTGCTAATGAGCTTGAGAAATCCTTGAACATATATACTCTCTCAAGTTCATTGTAGTAGATACACATTGATGGGTCCTTGTCATTTACATTGAATACAGATTTGATTTTAACAGTTTGACCTGTTAGTTTTTCTCCAAGGTTTAAGTAATGTTCAAAGATCCATACATTGGGAACATCACTTCTAAAAAACATCATTGGTCTTGACTTGAACATAGCATATAAATTAAAAAAGGGGGACTTTCACATCCCCCTTCTTAACTGCATATCAGTAATTATAGATCAAACGCATCTAAGTCAAATGGCTTTTGTTCTGAACTACTGTCCTCTGCTTTGAAACTTTCAACAGTTGTAGTCTCTAGCTTCTTGAAGTGACGTGAGTCGTCAAATGTAATCAACTTTCTTGTAGATGTAAGAGATTTGTATGCATTATGATATACACCATCAACCTTCTCAAACTTAGGGAAGAATAGATTTCTCTTTGTCTTACCATCTTTAGCAAGATATTCCTCACCTGCGATACATACTTCAATGAACTTATCTTTGTATGGCATATCTGCATTGAATGCATCTACCCACTCTTCGATAGTGTCATACTTACCATGTGCATCTTTGAACCACTGCACACAGTCAAGCTCTGTACATAGGCTTAGGATAGCTTCTAAGATAGCTTTGTCTCTTACAATTTCTGTATTGGTTCTTGTGTTGTATCCATCCTTGAATGCAAACGTATTGAACTTAACGTTACCTACAAGACCTTCATGCTTAGGTCCATCAGGGTTATTCTCATCAATAGGGTAACCTTCAAAGTCAGGGCTAGGCTTGCTAGTCTCCATCTTTAAGATAAGGAACAATGCATTCTCATGCGCATTCCATGGTTGTTGCCACAACTCAAACTTATTAATCTTCACCTTATAGTTACCAGGAACAATCCCTTTGTAACCACCTCCACCATTATTGCTACCTGCTCCAGGCAAAGCAATGTCAATTGTACTTAATCCCATTTGTTAAATTGTTTTTATTAATCGATGTATACTTTGTCCCAATGTGACTTGAAACCTTCTTCTGTTAATTCTGACACAACTATCTCTTGATTTCTCAAGTGTGTTGGTCTTGCTCCGCATGCTACGTCATCCTTTGTCTTAAAGGTTAGAATGTTCTGATTACCTTTACGATATAGATAGCCAATAGCATCTGATTGTGATGACACAATTCTCTTAATCTTACCTGTCAAGTCTAGGTCCATAGAGCTTACCACTGTACCCTTACTCTCTAG